AGATTATCGGCCAAGGTCTGATTATGGCTTTCCAAAATGCAACTGGCAATCAAGGTATCGGTGGCATGACCAAAGCCATGGAAGATTTTGGCTACACAATTGACGCCATTATTATCAAATTTAGCCAGTTAACTTCTGCTGCCCCTAATCTGGCGGACAAATTAGGGCTTGGATTTATCAACACAATTCTAAAAAAGACAGTTGACGGTTGGAATTATTTGTTGGGTGTTGATGAAACTCGCTTGCTTATTCAAAACGAAATTTGGAAACAAAACACAAAAACATGGGAAACAGCCAGCAAATTTGCAGCTGACCAAGCCAAGAGAAACAAAGAGTACTTGGCCTTTTTAGCCAAGCAAAAGAAATTATCCGACGCTGCCGCAGCAGCAGCTAAAAAGAAAGCTGAAGAAGAAGCCGCTTTGAAGAAAGCGGGAACCATTTTTGAAATTGATAAAATTCAAGTTTTGGCTGCATTGCAAAGAGAAATTAGTGACAATGATAAATTAAGATTGCAATTGCAAATGGCGTTATTGCAAGACAATGCTTCGGAAGCGGAAAGATTAAGCAAACAATTAGCAATCAGTCAATTACAGACTACGGACTTGGCTAAATCAATTGCCAATCTGCCAATGGCTTTGAATCCATTTAAAGGCTGGGGTGCTGAAATTGACGCCTTGTTAGCAAAAATGATTGAAATGTATAGATTGTTGCAAATGAAACCTAACATTCCAGAAGGAACGCAAAGAGTTAGTGTTACTCCAACAACCGCGCCTTCTATACTTGCAGATGCACCAATAGCAATGTCAGATTATCAATCAATTACGGGTGTTATGAGTGAAGTTGGGGTTAAAGTGCCAACATTCAACATAACAATAAATAACGCGGGCAATGTAGTTTCTGAGGCAGACCTTGTTGAACAAATTAGAAATGGTTTGTTAAATCAAAATCTATCAGGTTCACCAAGCGCGGTAGGTAGATTGCTTGGTGCTTTCCAGTAATGGCACTTCCAGCAACCGTTGATGTTTCTTTAAATTTTAGTTCTGGGGCAACTTTTGGAATTGCTTTTACTTTGGACGACCCTGCTAATGGAATATTGGATACAAACATATTATCCGATTCTTCAAGCTCAGATTTAGTTGTCGATTTAACTTCCTCAACTAGACGCATAAGCATTAGACGCGGACGAAATGTGGCTCGCGATATTTATGAGGCAGGTTCTTGCACCGTCAGTATTCTAGACCCTTTAGGAAATTTTAACCCTCAAAATACCAGCTCACCTTATTATGGACAATTACAACCTTTAAGAAAACTTAGAATTTCTGCGACAGTTGGTGGCACGAGTTATTACCTTTTTAGCGGATACACAACTACTTACACATATCGTTATGACCAAGCCGAAAATGTTTCGTATGTAGATATTACCGCAAATGACGCTTTTAGATTGTTTAACTTGGCAAATGTCATAACCATTACAGGGCAAGCGGCTGGACAAGATACTGGCACTCGGGTTGATAAAATATTAGATACCGTTAATTTTCCTGCGTCAATGCGTCAAATTGATACTGGCAACACTTTGACAATAGCTGACCCAGCAACCTTAAGGACTTCTTTAAGTGCAATTCAAAATTGTGAATTTTCAGAACAGGGGGCTTTTTATGTATCTCCTGCTGGTGATGTTGTTTTCAAGAATAGAAGCAATGTTATAGCTAGTGCAGGATTGACACCTGTAGCCTTTAATCAAACCACCGGTATTCCATACTCAAATCTTAAATTTGCTTTTGATGATAAACTCATTATAAATTCTGCCTCAATTACTAAATCGGGCGGTGCGACTCAGACCGTTCAAGACGCAACAAGTATTGCAACCTACTTTCCTCACTCAATTTCCGTTTCAGATTTAGTTGTTGCGACCGACGCTGAAGCTTTAAACATAGCGTCAATTTATGTCGCAACTCGCAGTACCACCACAATACGGATAGATGAAATGACAATTGACCTAATGAACACAAGTGTGCCAACCGCCACCATTCTGGATTTTGACTACTTTGATAATGTGTTAATCACCAATGTCCAACCAGATGGTTCGACCATAGTCAAGAATTTGCAGGTTCAAGGCATTGCCCACGACATAACCCCAAATAATTGGCTCACCAGTTTTACGACTCTTGAACCAATTGTGGACGGATTTTTATTGGACAATACGACCTACGGTGTCCTAGATGACGATATACTTAGCTACTAAAGGAGAGAAATAATGGCTAAACAAACATTTTCGGTTGGGCAGGTTTTGAGCGCAGCTCAAATGACCAGCCTTCAGGCGACGGCTATGGGTGGCGGTGCGCCTGTTACTAAAACGGCTTCTTACACATTAGTAGCTGCTGACGCCGGCACAGTCATACAAATGAATAGTGCAAGCTCAACAACAATTACAGTAAATACAGCTTTATTTGCCGCCGGCGATTCTGTTCAAATTCAAAATATTGGTGCAGGTGTTTGCACTATTACCGCTGGAACTGCAACAGTCACAACCGCTGGTTCATTGGCACTATCTCAATGGGAAGGTGGAACTTTATATTTCACTAGCACAAGTGCCTCTATATTCTTTGATGTTGTCCAAAGTGGTTCTACTTCACCTTTAACTACAAAAGGCGACCTTTATACGAGGACTTCAAGTGCTGACGCTCGCCTACCAGTAGGCACAAACGGGTACACACTCGTAGCGGATTCTGCCGAAACTACTGGTTTGAAGTGGCAGGCTGCAAGTGTTGGACAAACTTATTTTAAGGCATTTTGCAGTTTCAATGGCACAGGAACACCTGCTGTATTAAATGGATATAATGTATCTAGTATTACTGATAATGGTACTGGAGATTACACAGTTAATTTCACAAATTCGATATCTAGTGCTAATTATACTTTTTTATTAAGTGTTAGCAAAGTTGGAGGAGTTGTTAGTCTTGGAACAGGCAGAATGATTGTTGCACAAGAGGATGAAATTGGAACAAACTCTTTAAGAGTTAATGTTTTTTCAACTGCAAACGCATTGGCTGATGCAGACCGAGTAAATGTGGGATTGGTGTTAGCGTGAGTAAAATAATTGTTTATACAGGAAAAAATGACAAACTTATTTATGTGCTACCTGCAACAAATGATTTGACTATTGAAGAAATTGCAGAAAAAGATGTGCCAGAAAACACACCTTATCACATTATAGAAGCAACAGATTTGCCATCAGATAGAACTTATAGAGATGCGTGGATTTGGAATAATGGCGTTGTCATTGATGAAAATAAAAAATTGGAAATTGACAATGCCATTGAAAATAAAATAAACACCAAAGCAGCCCTGCTAGAACGGCTTGGAATCACAGAGGATGAGGCAAGGCTACTTCTAGCCTAGGCACAATCCCTCAAGATTGTTCTCGAAGGATAAATAGGAAAATATGAAACCATGGTTATCAAAGGCGGCAGCACAGCTGCGGGAACAAATAGATGACGCATACCCGAGCCGCCTTCGTGGGAGTGATGGGTGGATTGCTGATTTGCGTCATCAACAGGCAGGTAAATCCGACCACATACCAGACCCAAAATCTGGCAATGTTGTCAGGGCAATCGACATTGACGCTCGCCTTTCTGACGACAAAGGGGCTTCAATCTATTTGGCAAATCAGCTTAGACTCTACGCTAAAGATTACGGACGCGTATCTTATGTAATTCACAAGGGGCAAATTGCCTCTCCAATATTTAATTACAAATGGAGAAAATACAAGGGTTACTCAGCCCACGACCACCATATCCATATTAGTTTCAGAAAAAATCAAGATGACAATTCGGAGTTTTTTAACATACCACTACTAGGGGGCAAGAATGAATAGCAAGACACTAGCCGTAATTAACTCATACGCAAGAAGCGCATTTGTTTGTCTGGCAACCGTATATGTAACAAATCCCGAAGGGTCATTCAATGATATTTGGAAAGCCTTTTTAATTGCATTTGTAGCCCCAATCCTCAGAGCTTTAAATCCTGACGATAAAGCTTTTGGCATAGGCAGTAACGAGTAATGACAGCCCTTGAGTGGGCTGGCTTTGCTGCTGG